ATTCAGTCGCTCGATGTAGGGGAGGCCATTGGAAACGTACAGCACCTTTTCGTTGCCGGTAATGCCGCTGGCCTCCGCATCCGGGGCCGATGTGCTTTCGGTGGTTGTCAGGTTGGGCGTGTCGGCACTCAGGTTCCAGTTGGCACGGGCGCGGCCAGTGTCAACCGGTGTGGCTTGGCTGACGTTGCCAAGGACGCGGACAGCGGTTTCGCGCACTAGGTCGGCCTGCACTTTGTACACCTTGGCTTGCATGGCAGCAGCGATTTGCGCCTCAACGGATGTCATTTTACATGCTCCATCAGGCGTCGTTTTACAATGTCCATCCCGCCTATTGCCGAATAAATATCATCAAGTATCTCACCGTTGTAATCTGAAAAAATATTGCCGAAAGGTTTTATGCCCATAACTACGGCATGTTTTATTTCGCCACGGCGAGCCATTCCTAAAAAGTCGGCGGCAAGGGAAATTACAGTGTTATCTAGGCTATTATTGGTCGGCAGGATATGCAACTCGCGCCCCGTAGCCTTATTTGTGACCTTTGAAATCCTGCATCCGGTCATCGTCGCACCTGCACCTTACTCAAAATCAATGTGTCGCCCGGTTGGACGGCCTCGATGTTGATGATAGCATACTGGTCGGCACCATCAATCAGGATTTCTTTCCCATCCACCGCGCCAGCAATCAGGCAGCGTTTGTCGCCGGTCTTGATAACCGTGCCGTCGATTTCCTTGGCTTTGTAATCGGTGAATACGGCCTTGACCGTGCGCGTCGTATCGCTGGCGTCGGCCATGGTGTTCGTCAACGGGTTGTAGCCGCCGCGCTGACGGCTGAGCAGCGTAATGTCGCGGCCCTTATCGGCAATCTGGTTTAGCGCGAGCTGGGCAAAGCGGTCGTAGTTCACACCCGCACCACTGGCACATTAATGCCGCTGAATGAGAGCAAAGGGGATAGGTAGCCGATAACAGCCGGGCGCACGGTAGCGCGGGGCCTGGCTTCAAAGTATTCGACTTCCAGCACATCGACCTTTTCACGCTTTACCTGCGGTTCGCTGGTCAAATTCGGGCTGAGTGGGCCTGATAGAGCATCGAGGGCCAGTTCAGCGGTCGCCTTTTTCAAAGGCTCGGGAATTACATCGTTGTCATAGGCTGTCGTGTAGCGCGGCCAGGACAATACTTGCGGATAATTTGCCACCTGACCAACAAAGCGCGGGCCATAGACCTGCTCTATATAATCGGTGGCGCGGATGATGGCAGCCTGTTTTGCTGTCACGTCACCCGTCCAAAGGCTGTTGCCGCGCAGGGAATGATAGTCATCGGCATATTCCACGCTGATAAGCGCGTTTGCCAGATTCCCATTCAGTCCCGTCGCGGCAACAAACATGGCTTACGCCTGGTCTTTTTCAGCAACGGCCTTTTCAACGTCGGCTTTGGTAATGCCGCCATTTGTGCCAGTGCCAGTGACAGCCGTTAAGTCAATACCATTTTCTTCCGCCAGCTTTTTAGCCGCAGGGGAAGCATTGATTTCATCTTCAAGCTCATCGTCGGGCACATGCTCTGGCTCAGTGCTGCCAGCAGCAGGGCCATCAGCTGAAGAAGCTTTTTGCTTTACTGTTTGCGGTGTGGTGCCATCGGCCAAAGTGCAGGCAGGCTTGCCGCCGACTTTGGTATCGTATGGGTTGTGTTCAGTGGTGTTTTCCGAAGGTTCGTAAACATCATCAGGCATGGTAAACTCCTTGGTGAAATGAAAAGAGCCGCCGTGAAGCGGCTCCCTGAGAGATTAGGCGGCTTTTGCCTTGAAAGCAATGATACCGACTTCTTTGGCCGAGTAAACCCGTGTCCAGTTGGCCGAGGTTGCCAACTCAGCGTTGTTCGGTGTCGGGTCGGTTATTGTGGCGCTGGTGTCCCACTTAAAGCCGTTCGGGTGCATGATGTATTTCTTGCGAGATACAGAATACTCCTGACCGCTGTTGACCAGTGCTTGGCGCTCGACTTCAATTGGCGTTTTCAGACCGGCTTCCTGATAGGTCACAGCACCGCGCTTGCCAAGGAACAGCGTACCGACCTTAGTCGAAGTGTTGTAAGGTAGGCCGTCGTCAACAATGACGTCTTTGCCCAGGTATTGTGGGATTGGCTTGCCCTGACCGGCTGTTGGCACGAACGTAATGAGGTTCTGCAAGAGCAGGGACGTGTAGAAAGCCGAATGCATGGCCACGGCCACGATCTGGTCAGACTGGTCGCCCAGCAGGTTCGACGCAATGATGAAGGCATTGGGGCCAATAACAGCGTTGGCACCAGCTAAGCCTGAGATATCATAAACGTTATCTGTGGCAGAAGAAGCGCCCAGAGCGCCGTTCAGGACGTTAATCAGAACGATTTGCTGGCGCTTAATCCAGTAATCAGCCCAGAACTCGGCCATGTCTTCCAGCGGGTCATCGCCACCCAAGTCAACAGCCAAGTCAGTGATACCATAGGACTGAGCACGTTCCATGATAGGAGTGCTTTGCTGACCGTAGGTGAATTTGTTCACAGTCAGGTCTTTGGTATCAGCCATAATCTGTTCGGCATCGTTCGGACGGTTACGGAACAGGGCAGTAACGAACTTGCCGCCGTTATCGCCAAAATCGTTGCCCAACTGCAAGCCGATGTTTGGGTCTGCCGCATTGCTCACAAAGCCGGAGCGGAAGAAAGCCGAGCGTTCGATGCTTTTCTTCTTGATCATGTTATTGAGTGTGACGCCCACGGTAGAGCCGGGAATAATGACGTCAGAAAGTTTCGTGATGGTCACGATGGCCTCCAAAAATGAGTAAAGGGGATTTTTGAAGGCACAGCCTTCTATTTGGGAGGCACAGCCTCAGGCGTTTAATAGAAGCACAGCTTGCTATGATGCGAGTAGTATGACACATGCGAAGCCATAAAAAAAGCCCCTTTTTACGGGGGCTTTGTAATCCTATCTCACCGGGGGCTTTTCAATCTTTGTGCGGCGCTCCATTTCGGCTTTTGCCAGCGGATCGGTGTCCTGCATGATAGCAAGCTCCGTGCTCGATTTTTTGCTGTAATCTGTCGTGCCCTTGTTCGTACCACCGCCAGCGCCACCACCACGATTATCCGGGGCTGAGACAAAGAATTTGCCCTCATCGCTTTGAGCGTAGGATTTTAGCTTATCCAATACCGGCATGTCGCCAATGGTTGTCACGATGTCGTCGCCCTCTTTATCAACCTTTACCTGGGCCATGAACATCGCCTTAACTGCTTTCTGGGCCGAGGGTAGGGTAATATTAGCTTCGGACATCGCCTGCATCAGGGCATTTTCTGCGTAGAGGCGATTGCGGCCATTCAACGCATCGTCTCGTTCGGTGGTGAGTGCAGTGACTTTATCACCCCATTGCTTATCCAGCCGGGCTTTTTGCTCGACCAAGCGCTGATCAACCTTGCCCGCCCCCTTATCGACCGCAGCCATAATATCGTCACCGCTCATGTCGTCGGGAACCCCGGAAAAGCGATCTTTCATCGCGTTCAGATTATCAGTCGCTTCTTTCTTTTCCAGTTTTACCCGACGCATGGTGGTGCGCAAGGTCTCGACCTCAACGGGGTCATAACCCTCAACGTTCAGGTAAAACTTGCCGTCCTTTTCGGTGTAGGCGGCTTTCAGGGCTTCATCGATGCCATCGAGGCTGTCGAGGACTGATTTCAATTTCATTACATGGCCTTTCGGGTTAGGTTAGTCTTTGGCTTTAAGCTCTGCCAGCGTATAGAAGCGCCCGCTGTTGTCAATGAATTTTCCGACCGGCTGGCCCGAGCTGCGATACAATGCCGCCCGCTCGACACCCAGCACATCTACCTGAAACTCTTTCGACTGGCGCCGCAGGAACGTGTCGTAATCCGTGCCGCCCGGTACTGGCCCGAACTGGCTGGCGCGGTCGCTGCGCTCGTCTCCCCCGAAATAGGCGATGACGATAGAGCGGCAGTTCCAGTGCAGACCCGGCCAGCGCACGTCCTCGTAGCGGTAATAAATGTGATGATCGAGCGCAATGCAGGTTGGGGAGGTGCGACCGTCCAGCGTCGACAGATGTTGCCATG